GGTAGGTCCAATGAGGATGGGAGTCTCCACCCACGCATATATTTGCAGAGTGCAACCATTGGATGAAGATCCATTAGCACTGTCCAGATTTGTGTACTGTAACATTCTAATCGATCCCAACGTGGCTACATCCGCCGCAGACGTGATGTCCACATATTGCCGTGGGTAAAAGAAGGGGAGTGACAACTCACCTCCCGTGGAAGTTTGTGGGTATATCCAAATGTGCGGTCTTTGCGACCACGGAATGTACTTATTAGGCACAGACGCAATGCTCGGAGCCCACGCATTCAACGGAGTATAGGCCATCAACAAAGCACCATAATAAAACGGTGCAGCGTTAATGACGACCTTCACCTTCAGATTTCCTCTAAAGAAGGCGTAGTTGTCGATTTTTGACCTGATCTGTGCTGTCGCAAAGAAGAGGGTCCATGGGTCAAACGAAGTTTCCCCAAAACCCGCTTCTGTCCATGTGAAGGTTTTGATCAAGGTCGGTCTGCTCAGAAAATTACCAAGGTCTGCACCTAGGTTTGGATCTGAAACAGGAATTTTGCTTTCGGCGAATCGGAGAATCTCACCAGGATCTACATCGTGAAAGACAGCAGTTTCATGCTGCTCAGATGTAGCCCCGGTTGAAAGCGAGACTCTCTGACTGGATTTTGAAGTTTCGTCCACATCACCCCCTCCAGCGGAAGTGTGGGACACTTGGTTGTGTGTTGCGAGTCATTTGTCTTACCACCATGTTTACTCATACATGATGGAGCTTATCCCGTTATGCGCTCCAGAGCGCGCCCTATGGTGTGGGCGAACGTGTCCCGAGACGCCGTTCAACTGGCGCGTACGCACGCATACTCACTCATCTGGGTGGGAAATCCCTCAGAGTGCAGATCGTGCGCAAACGGACCTTTTGGTTTGTGTGTACGACTTGGATCAAAGCCGGTCCCCGCAATTCGCGGGAGTGCGCTCTAGACGAGCGTAGACGCCTGGTCACGAATGACCCTGCGTCGAGTGTTCATTTGCGTGCGTAATTCCCGCCAGGACAGAACTGATCCTGGGGGTTGCGGTAAAGCGCTGACACACTGAGCGCAAGGTGCACAATACTCAGGCACGTAGATCCTGTTGGACTCTACATGCTCAAGTTTAGG